GTTACGAGTAGTGACCAAGATGTTCCTTGCAGGTGATGGACCGGCGATGCAAGAGGCAATCCGCAAGATCCTTGATACAGCTTTCGAGTATCCGACAGATGGTCTTATCTTCACACCCAAGTCTTCACCGGTGGCTCCAGAGAAGGAGCGTAAGGGACGCACGTGGCTGAATCTGTACAAGTGGAAGCCTGCAAGCCACAACAGTATTGACTTTCTGGTCAAGTTCAAGCCTGGTGAGAGCTTTGACACGGTTCTGGAGAAGCGGGTAGTCAAGGGAATCTTGTATGTCTCACGGACCCCTGGCGATATCGTATATCCTTGTGAGACGATGACAGGTGAGTACACGCCCCCCGAGATTCCTCCTGAGCACCGTGGACAGGATCGTGTTCCGTCTCCATTTCAACCGATGGTTCCCAAGGCTCCTGAAGCCCACATCGTTGCACTGCCTTTGAATGAGAAGGGCGTGCCGATTGATCAGGATGGAAACCGCGTGGAGGACAATACGATCATTGAGTGTGCTTATGACACAGACAAGGGTCGCTGGATTATCATGCGAACCCGCTACGATAAAACCCATCAGTATCGCGTTCTGGGTCGCCCGCAGTTTGGCAATGACATTTCAGTAGCCGATTCGATCTGGACCAACATTCACGTGCCGATCACAGAGGAGATGATTCGTGATCTTGTTGCAAATCCACCAGACTCAACCTTTGAAGACGATCTCTATTATCGTGATAATCTAGATGCACGCGACCGAATTCTCAAGGATGTCTATGGATTCCACAATCGGATCAAGGACAGTTTGTATCGGTCTGCGATCAAGTCCGGTGATTCCCTGCTTGAGCTTGCAGTGGGTCGCGCCGGTGACCTTCTGAAATGGAAGAGGACCAAGCCATCGCTGGTCGTGGGCGTGGATTCATCATCAGCCTGTCTACTCTCGCCCCGCCAAGGAGCGTGTGTCCGCTACCTGAAGGAAAAGATGAATCATCCAAATGAGTACTTGCCTCCAGTGCTCTTCATTTACGGAGACATGACCAAGCCTCTCTTCGAGGGCGACAACAAGTATGCAAATATTGTCACTGGAACCGAACCAGCTCCTACGCCGTATCTCTCCAAGTTCGCGGGACACACGGAGTTTGATGTTATCTCCTGTCAGATGGCGATTCACTATGCATGTGAGTCGGAGGAGACATTCAAGGTCTTTGTGTCCAACCTAGAGAACCACGGTAAGGGCATGTTCTTTGGAACTTGCTTGGATGGCGCTTCAGTGTACGCTCTGATGCTAGGCAAGAAGAGCCACATGTTCCGTGCAGGTCGTCAGATCTTTGGTGAGTTTGTCAAGGAATACGATGATGGAACTGGATGGACAGAAGAGTTTGGTCAGGCAATCTCAGTCAAGTTGGAGAGCTTTGAGCAACCACAAAAGGAGTACCTGGTGCCGTTTGAGAAGATGACGGCTGTTCTCAAGGAGGCTGGATACGATCTGATTGGAAGCACAATGTTTGCCGATCACTATTCTGATCAAAACAGCGTAACTCTTACTCAGGAGCACCAGGCATTTAGCTTCCTTCACAGGAGCTTCGTCTTTGAGAAGTCCAAGGAGCAGAAGAAGCCCAAGGAGACTGAGAAGCAAGAGGCAACCATTCCAGTTGCTCCACCTGAACCCGAGGTCAAGGATGAGCGCTCAGAGCAGGAGAAGCCATCTGAAGCTAAGGCACTTCCCAAAAAGAAGATCATCAAGAAGCCTGCTGAACCCGGCGCCCAGCCCGTCTTATTCTTCGGAGCTGATGAGGGTAAGGGTGAATGGCGTGCACTTTCCAATATGTATGAGGCCCCCTTCCAGATTGACTCCATCACATTCCCAACAGTTGAGCACTACTTTCAGTGGGCGAAGGCTAAGCAGTTTGGCGATGGAGCCATTGCTGACAAGATTCTGAAGACACCTTCACCTAAGGCAGTCAAGGCGCTTGGTAAGAAGGTCAAGGACTTTGTCAAAGAGGAGTGGGACAAGACCAAGGACGGTATTATGCGCATGGCAATCAAGGCTAAGTTCATCCAGCACCCAGATCTCAAGACGAAGTTGTTGGAGACTGGAAAGCGACCGATTGGCGAGGCGTCTGCTCGTGATAAGTACTGGGGTATCGGAACCTCTGCAGATACAACCAAAGCAAATGATCCATCCAAGTGGCCGGGTAAGAACGTATTGGGAAAGATGCTTATGGAGTTGCGGACAGAACTTACGCAGTAAAGAAATAGAATAGAATAATGAAATATCCAAACATTCTCTTCTTCCGAGACGAAGAGTATAGTTCAATTGACACGTTTCTTTCAGCGAATGAAGAGAAACTTAATTGTACGATTAATCCAACATCCAATCCAGAAGATGTTCTCAAACTTTTTGATGTGAATTATCACCTTATCGTCACCTACGGGAAGTCAGAAACAGAGTACTATGGACGAATGGGACTTTTAGTAAATCGCATGCGCTTGAGGTGGCTTCACTTTTCTGATAACATCAAAGACATTGACGCCTTTAATCGTGGTGTCAACTATTGCTACATTCACAACTGTTTGCTCCCTCAGCAAATGACACGTCCTATTTTTTCAGTATTCACCACTTGCTACAACTCCTATGATAAGTTCTATCGCCCATATAACAGCCTAAAGGCACAGTCTCTTAAAGATTGGGAATGGGTAGTTGTGGATGATTCTCCAGATGATAAGCACTTTGAGTTCTTACGGACACTTGCAAAGAAGGATCCTCGCATTCGCCTTTACCGTCGAGCAGAAAACAGTGGCAATATTGGAAATGTGAAAAATGAGGCGGCTTCAATGTGTAGAGGTAAGTATATTCTGGAACTGGATCATGATGATGAGATCCTTGTAGACTGCCTTGCAGATGCAGCTAAGGTATTTGATAATGATTCAGCGGTTGGATTTGTGTATATGGACACAGCTCATCTCTATGAGAATGGCAATACACACTCGTATGGTGATCATTTTGGTCTTGGATATGGAGGATACTACTGCCAAAAGTATAGAGGAACATGGGTGAATGTGATCTCAACACCTAATATCAATAACTATACACTATCTCATATTGTTGGTGTCCCTAATCACCCGCGGATCTGGCGTCGTTCAACGCTAAATGAAATGGGAAACTACTCGGAGTTCCTTCCTATCTGCGATGATCTTGAACTCTTGCTTCGCACAGCCGTCAAGACGAAGATGGCTCGAGTGCATAAGCTTGCATATATTCAGTACATGAACGACGGGTGGAATAACTTTTCACTGATCCGAAATTCAGAGATCAATCGCCTAACGCCTCATCATATCGTTCCACAGGCTTACAAAGAGTTCAAGATTGATCAAGTTATGCTTGAAAAGGGCGGATTTGAGGAGCCTACTGAAAAATGGTGGACCCTGCCAATGTGGAAGAGGGAGAACTTCACGAACAAGTACTGCAATGCACTGATCAATCTTAATTACAAAAAGCAGTACTGTATTCTAGGATACAAGTGTCTGATGGAATGCATAGAGGAGGTTCACCATCTCTATGAAAACCCTGAGAATGACTTCTTGGTATTGGAGAATAGTATGTCAAAGGAGGATCTATGTGGGATCCTAGATGGTTTGAAGTTGAGTCGGATGAAGTGCTACGCAATGTCAGACTGCACTTGGGACCAACTTTATAAGTACTTCTTCTTGGTGTATAAGAGCACGGATGCCCATGAGGTCTGGAACTCTAGCGAGTCTGCTTATAGTACTCAGAGTATGACATCGTCGATGCCTGCGGTTGCCCCTGCGCCAACTCAGGAACAAACCGTTGAGACAGCTTAGTTCCGATAATCTGAGTCGCTTGCTCAGGAGTGATCTCTCCCTTCTCAATCTTACGCTTCAATGCAAGCATCTCAAAAAAGGTAGAATCAAGACGATCCTCTGCATGCATCTGAAAAAGGGAGGGGTAATTGAAATAGAGGACCTTATTTTCCTCCTGAAGCTTCTCTTCGTATTGAACCTTATTTGCCTTCAAATGAGCCCACTTATCCTTAGAGGCATCCATGTTACGAACATGTGCCTGGAGCTGTGTGGCGGTAAGATCTTCATCATTGATTCCACGGGATCCGGCGATCACTTCGGCTTCAGTCAATTCACGAGTTGTTTGGGGCATATCTATACTCCGACCAGTGGCTTTAACTTTGTCATTAATGACGCGCATTCATCGTGAGTAGTCATTCCAGTCAAGATAATTTGACCCGTTCGAAAGACCTTTGCAATCCATTTGGTTTCGGGAAAGTAGATCTTCACTGCCGGATAGACTGCTGGTTCATACACTGTTGTAACTCCCTTTCCACGTAATGACGCATAAAGCGCATCACGAGATAGGTTCTTCGTATCCACCAGCTTTGTCTTGTAGTTCATCAACACTACACGACGGGTGTCCGACCACTCTCCTGAAAGTACGGCTCCAGGACAATGTTCCAGGATGTGTCCGCGCAACCGCGTAGTCACATCTCGGTCATAGGACTCGTCTAGAACGCCCGTGATATGAAACACGCCGTTCTGGAAGATTTTAACAGTAATCTCTTTGCGAGGAAACTTGCCATTGCCGTCTGACATGACGACAACTGTAATTGAGTTATGTCCAAATCCTGTTGTGCGCTTAGGTGGGGTTGTCTTTGCCCTTCGCTTTATGAGGTCGCGCTTTGACGATCCCCTCTTCAGAACTCCCTGCTTTTCGATCTTGATGATTGAATCCGTAAGTGGGAGATCCTGAACTAACGTGTCTGTGTTGAGTCGAACTCCCATCGTGTATAATACGACCATTGTTGTGAGTGTTGGCTGATCCATTGGGTTCAACTGTGTAGACCCAATCGATTTCGTTTTTCCAAGCCTGAGACAGTGAAAATGGGAATTGTGTAATTAAAATACAGTCAAATTGTCGAATCGCTTTTCGCAATACAACTTCTTCATGTGGAGTTAACATCCACCCATCTAAGTACCCAAACCAAAGAACACCTGTTGTTTGGTGGGCGGTGATATCCAATACAGTATCCATCCATTTATCGAGGGGAAGAATAGATAAATCAAAACATCCAGAGGGT